GGACTAATCTCCACTGGTGTGAAAGCCTTACGGCAGATCAAAAGTGGGAATTATGCAGGCGCAGCAAACACGCTGGGCTTACAGTTTGATAAGAAGAAGATGGCTGACAATTGGTTAGCATACCAGTTTGGTTTGCTTCCACTTCTGAACGACATCTACAACGGTGTCGAAGCCATTCAGAAGGCACAGAATAAATCTGATTTTATTACTGTGTCGTCAGTTGCTGAAGATGAGGCTCCATTGATTTGGACGACGACTCTTCGGCAAGTTGGATCTTCTCAGAGAGGTGTGCAAGTTGGCTATACTTATAAGCTTAACGATGCACATAAGGCGAGTTTAACAACCCTAGGGTTGACGAATCCGCTTTCTCTGGCTTGGGAACTTCTTCCAAGCTCTTATATTATCGATTGGTTTGTCTCGATCGGTGATGTCCTTTCTGCGTTGGGAGCTGACCGTGGTTACACGTACCTTGGCGGGTACGAAACAGCCTGGGTTAGGGGGGACTTTGACATCCTCCAGCCGAACTCTGACTATGCAAGTCCATGGCAGCATACGGTTTCTAACTTCGCTATGGAGCGAACTATTTCGCCTCCACCATCGCCGGGCCTGTATCTTAAAACAGGCCTTAACTTTGGCAAAGCGATCACAGCAGTGGCGCTTTTAACTAAGAGGGGCTAACATGCCTTCTCCCACTACTATCACGGTCAATGACCGCGCAGCTACTCCGGTAGCATTTGATTTCGACCCCGCTCAAAGAAGGGATGGAGTTCAATACTTTGTGAACTCCGACGGAGTCAAAATTGCTGACAAAACAATCAGCATCTCTCAACGGCAGCTTGCTAACAAATACAAGCCGCGCGTTGTTGTTGCCATCCCGGTTGTCCAAAGTGAGACAATCAATGGGGTGGTTTCACCGAAGGTAGTTCGTACCGGTTACTTTACCGGCGAGTTTTCCTTCGATAAGTCGTCAACTGAGCAAGAACGCAAAGATTTGGTCGGATTCGTTTACGACCTCTTCGGCGCAGGCCAGACAGGAGTTGATCCTGTATTGACTGGTCTTGAGTTCTACTACTGAGGTGCATAGCACCTTCGTGGTAGTGAATTACGTTGCGACTCTTGTATGGGCCATTCTGGTCCTACATCTAATGTTGGGCGGAAGTCTGAAAGACTTACCACCTAACTTCGGTCCGCAACTGTTCATTCCTACTGATCCGGTGAAGATATCTGTCTTCACTTTACAGTAGGTTAACTCTGTTCAAACTCTTTGTCTACCAAAAGGAGACAAGATGACTTACGATAGAAAAGTTAGAAGGATCCGTAAGGACCCTAATTTCCTACCTGAGCACATCTGCCTTAGTTTCGAGGCGGCTCTTGATTCTCTCATCGAGGGTTTTAGGAGCTACCAAAATCCTAAGTATCGTTATCTTCATGCTGAGTACAAGTCTAAGTACGTAAGCAAAGAGACGGCGAGTGCAGAGATGCGACGTACAGCGGCCAAACAGAAGTGGCTGGCCGCCGAAGAGAGAAACCGTACAACCAACCAACGACTCTTGCTCGAAAGTCAAGAGCGAGACTTTGGTTGGGTCACGTCCGAGCGTTTCCTAGGATTCGCACGGAAAATCATACGTGACGTGTTGGGAGAGATAGAAGATTTCTCCCTTGATCTTGGCACCTTTTCTAATGGTGCCTCGACGCGTGTACGGCGCAGCCCTAAGGCTGCTATCTTAAAGCACTCAGGACAAGCACACGTTAGCTCCAGTGCGGTGAAGCACTGGGTTCTCGATTCCGCTAAAGGGTCTGTTCTTCAAGACCTGGAATTGAAAATCCATGAGAGCTCTACGTTCTTTACTGTTCCTAAGTCGACTGATATTGATCGAGTGGCTTGTAAAGAGCCCGAGATCAACATGTTCATGCAGAGGGAGGTTGGTACGTTTATCCGTAACCGGCTCAAGAGACGTGGTATTGATCTTCGTGATCAAACTAGGAATCAAGAGTTGGCGAGGAGAGCGTATACTTCCAACCTGGCGACTATAGACCTTAGTTCGGCTAGCGATTCGATTACCATTAGATTGGTATTTGAATTACTGCCTTACGAATGGTTTAGCCTACTTGATGATCTTCGGGTGAAACACTCGGAGATCGATGGTGAACTGCATGAGTTGCACATGTTTTCGAGCATGGGCAACGGCTTTACCTTCGAACTAGAGAGCTTAATCTTCTACGCACTCACGTGCGCAGTCGGTTGGGCCTCTGGTGTAAAGGGTGAAGTGTCAGTTTATGGGGATGACATCATATGCTCCTCTAAGATTGCGCCTAGACTTGCCAGAATCTTTCACTGGCTAGGCTTCATGGTTAACCCCAAGAAGTCGAACTGGACTGGGCCAGTCCGTGAGAGCTGTGGTAAACATTTCCACAAAACTCAGGAAGTCACACCTTTCTATCTAAGAAAACCTATCAGTTGTAAAACTGACGTCATTCGGGTCCTCAATCAGCTCTATAAGTGGAGCTCTGAGGGGACGGGGATCATTCTTGATCCTGCAGTTTTAGTCTTTCACCAGAAGTGGTGTCAGATTATACCCGACAAATACACAGGAGGCGATGATCTAGAATCTGATCAAAGCCTCGTGACAGGCGGCCTTTACAAGGGCCGCTTGCTTCGTGTATCTGAACCGTTAAACTATGACGACGAAGTCGCTCTAGTTTGGTGGTTAACGACGAAAAGGCAAGCACCTTTCGAGGTGCTTGAGTGTGACCCAGCCAAGGTGACAAGGTTCACTTCCGACCCTTATTCTGAATTCCGGTTCATCCGAACCTGGGATAAAGATAAAGGAAGGTCGTGTTCCAAGAAAGTTCACAAGACTGGTTGGCAGAGGCCGAAGTTTCACGGATCGCCATACTTATTGGCATGCGAGTTACTAAGGCCGAACATTCGTGGGTCTGGTCTCTGACCAGACTTATCGAGTGCTGCCATTCCTCCTATGATGGAGGATGGTTCCCCTTCGGGGGTGGGCTACTTATGGCGACATAAGTAGAGTCAGAACTGC